TACTCGAACACATGCCTTTCCCCTTCTCTGGTAATTTCAAGCCATTCGCACACACATCGCCGACCGTCTCGATCCGGCGGCGCAATTTCAAATCGCTTGTCGCTCATCTCACTTCCTCCTGTGTGCAGTTGCATCCCTTGCATATCGGCGCGTTTGGGTTCTCGTCCAGAAGTTGCGCGTTAGTATCTTCGCTGGTCATGACTTACTCCTTGCGGGCGGCTTGGATGCGCCTCCATGCGTCGGCCCATGCGCCTCTTTCACTGCGGCCACGCCCTTGATTGAAGCTAGTCTCGTCGCGGATCGCCCATCTTCCAAATATTCCGCGAGACGGCAGTTTGAGCGAATACCAACTGGGATACACACGCCTTACTTTGTCCTGGCTGGTCATTTGGCCTCCAATGCGGCGCGGGCCTGCTGCACTACCGCATCTTGCGGATCGAAGCCCGCCAGATCGAAAGCGACAAGACATGTCTCCAAGGCGCTCCGCATGGCCTCGCGCTGGGGGTAGCTGTTCACCGCCGCGTGCTGCCTGCGGAAGTGCTCCATCCCCGCCTCGTCGGAGTCGTTGGACAGGAGCGTGTAGGTGGTGGCGAACCCACAGGAGCAGACGATGGCCTTTGTGGTGCCGAACCTGCTGGAAAACACTTCTTGATAATGCACGTTCGACGCATCTCTCATGGCTGCTCTCCTGCGTCATGCAAGACTTTGCGGGCCTGCGCGAATGCCGTGTCCATTGCACCCTCTGGATCTTCAGCACGGTAGCCGTCATCCTTGTCTGGACCAAGACAATCAACTACCGCTTTCAACACGTCTACCAGCGCCTGGTGCTGCGGATCGACACGCTGGTTCCAGATGGCTATGGCCTTATTCATATTCGTGCAATAAGCAGTCTCAGGGCCGAGGTCGCATTCTGAATTAGAGCAGTATGCCGTTGCGCTGCCCATGCTGCTCGACTCTGCAATTCCTTCATGCCCGCAGAACGGGCACGGCTTCAATGTCTCACTCATGGGCGCACCGCCTTCCGCTTAAACAAGCCATCGACGCGCTCATACCCAAGGAAATCAAGGATTTTCCCCCCAATCGGGGCACCCTTGAGGACCACGGATAAGTTCTGGGGCTTGACGCCGATCTCTCGCGCCAGATCGACTTGTCGGTTATTGCGCTTCGCCAAGGCGCGTCTCAGTAATGATCGTAGTTGTTCGGTGGTCACGTATGCCATGTCTAGAAAGTTAGCCGATCACATCACAAAAGTCAAGTGAGAAATGTGTTGACTTTTGCGGCGCACCTGATTTACTCTTTTCTCACATTGAAAGGAGCCACATGGCAGACCCGAAAGCAGAAGTACCGAAGAAGAAACCCGGCGTCCGGCGTCCCGGATTCCACAGCGTGCTCATCCACATCCCGGATGCGGCATGGTCGAACATTCAAACCTACATCGACAACAAGACGCTTGATGAGACGAAGTTCCTCACCAAGCACATGGCAGACTGGGCGGAGACGCTCAAGGCGTAACCACGAAGGGGCATATGTCTGATCGCATGTCAGAGCAGTTGGCACAGCGCCTTGCGAACTTGGTGGCGGCACAAATAGCAGATCGTCTCTTCGTTAACGGCAGCGGCGAGGGGGCAGACCGTCTAATGCTCATTGGCCGCAACGGAGAAGACCTCGGCGGATGGTGCAGACGAGCTGCCATTGAGCAAATCGTGAAAGTCCTTAACAAGTAACCGGCGGGGCGGCTTCGGTCGCCCACGCAGAAAGGAAGAATGATGCTCTTACCGCTTCTAAGGCATTGCATCGACAGAGAACACAATGAATCGACGGCCTTTCCTTACTGGATAATCGTCGATCCGGCACGGGTCCATTTAAGCCGGATGGATCAGCGCGTCCATGAAATCGCGGCTGCGATTACAGGGCCATTCTTTTCGCGAAAGCGGGCGCAGGAATTTCTCGATGCTACGCGCTACAATTTCTCGAAACATGCGGTGGTCTATTGTGCTAGTGGCCATAAGTCCTCCCATTGGATTGAACTTTTAGCTGCCGCAAAACTGGAAAAAGAAACGGAGCAGCCATGAGCACAGAAATCCAGCGCACGAACCCAACCGCCATGACGCCGATGGATTTATTGCAGGTTGCCATCGAAAAAGAGGGCAGCATCGACGTTATCGAGCGCCTCGCCAAACTGCAATTTGACATGCTGGACCGCGAGGACCGCATCAAGTTCCGGCAAGCCATGACTCAGTTCAAGGCAGAGATGCCCAAGGTGATCCGCTCCCGCCCGATTGAAGACAAGAGCGGCAAAGAGCTTTACAAGGTTGTGGCTCTGGAAGACGTGGCCGATCCGGTGATGAAGACGCTGCTCAAGCATCACATCACCTATCGCTACAAGAGCGACTACCTGCCAGATGGCAAGATCAAAGTGACCTGCTTTCTGGCGCTAGAAGGGACGGCTTACGAGGAGCAGGGCGCAACGCTGGCGGCTCCCCCGGACACCTCTGGCGGCAAGGATGCGCTCAAGGCTGTAGGGTCCACAACCTCCTATCTAGAGAAGTACACGCTCATGGCGTCAGTGGGGATGCACGTTTACGGCTCTGACCCCGAAGCTGTCATTCCCGATCAGCCGAAAGAGGGCATGGACGAAAGCGCCATTGCTAACTGGATAGCATCTATCGAAAGTTCCGGCGACATCGCAGAACTGCAAACGCGCTACCTTGAGGCGAGGGACGCCGCTACTGGGGCAAAGGATGAGCACGCCGCTAAGATGTTTGCAGGCTGCAAAAACCTGATGTACAAAAAGCTCTCGAAAGCGGGTGCCAAGTGAAAATCTGCTACGGCGCACCTCAATCCGATGCTTGGCTCCGCGCACGCTGCGGGAGAATCTGCGGGTCGCAGATCATCGATGCCTGCTCGTACCTCACGAGGAATTCCGGCACAAAGAAACCTGGAGACAGTTCAGCCACGCGGGACAAGTACCGGCTCAACTTGATAGCAGAGCGTCTTACCGGCAGGCTCTCCGATCACGTCTACACGCCCGCTATGCAATGGGGAAACGAGCAGGAGGCTGAGACTATCGGCTTCTACGAGTCCCTGATGCGAGTGATGGCCGTTCCTGTGGGGTTCGTGATCCATGAGGAGTTCGACTTTTGGGGGAGCACGCCGGACGCGCTCATTGGCGAAGATGGGGTGCTGGAGGTCAAGAACCCCAACACGGTCACCCATCTAACGTACTTCCTTGAGGGCGTCGTGCCGCAAGATTATATCCCCCAGGTTGCGTCACAGCTTGCCTGCTGCGGAAAAGAACGCCGCTACGCTGACTTCGTGAGCCGGGATAGCCGCATCCAGAACGAGAAGCTGCGCTATTTCTACAAGCGTACTGGCAGAGACGAACTGGAATGGACCATCGGCGCTGGCAAGGACGAAATCAAGCTAACCGGCGAGGCGGTGATTGACTACTTCACTTCCGAGGCTGTGAAGATGAATGCCGAGATTAAGGCGTTTCTGGCGGAGCATAACGCAAAGGCAATTGCTCCGTTCCCGCTTGATTTCCGCGAAGAGGAGGCACCCGATCCGGGCTACGACGCCTCCAAGGGATTCGATGAGCAGGATTACTCGTTTCTTGATGCAGGCGCAGACGCGCCGTAGGATCAAAACCGTGCATAATGTAGGGGATGCGATGCAAGCCAACCACCTGCCGCTACTGCAAGACTCCCGGCCTTCTCCGCAAGACCACGCAGACCGGGCGGCGGCTGTTCTACGCCTGCGGGGATATGCACATGTGCTTGGGCTGGCGGAGGAAGATCGCGCGGGGCATTGTGCTGCACAAAAAGGCGGCGTGAGAAAGGATTAGTTGTGGGCTATCGCAGACCGCAGTTACAGAGCATTACCGGCTTCGCAGTTATTGCAATCCCGGATACTGGGCTTTTCGTCAACGATGGCGAAGTCGTGACGGGCCACGGCACGGAAATGGTCATTGACGAGATGATTCTATTCAAGAGGCGGTTCGATGCAACGACCTTTGCGGACAGCTTGCGGAAGAAGTGGGAAGCGGGCGACAAGAACGGCGTGTGCTGGAAGTTCCCGGTGATCCCAGTTTTGGTGAGCGAGAGGCTTTGATGGAGCGCGTGGATGATTCCGGCCACGCAGATTCCCGCGTAGAATGTCCTTGACTGTCTTTGACAATAGGTATAGGGTATGACCGTGTTCGCTAAAATCTTCGCGCAAATCTTCGACTCTTCCATCTCCTCGGATTATGTCGTGAGGCACGTCTTCATGGACCTGCTGGTACTGGCAGACAGGGATGGGGTCGTGGACATGACCCTGGATGCGATCAGCCGACGCACCAACGTCCCGGAGGAGATTGTCTCCCACGCGATAAGCGAGTTGATGAAGGCCGACATCAAGAGCCGATCCCACAACGAAGAGGGTGCGCGGTTGATTCCGATTGACTCGCACCGGGATTGGGGTTGGCAAATTGTGAATTATGAACACTATAGGAACATAAAAGA